GTGGATTTCTATGGACAATTGCCCATATAAAAAACATGAGATTGCATATCACAAGATACGTCTGTGGTAAGCCATTGTTCGAAGCTCAGGGATCGGTTGGTCTAACTAAACAAGGTCTTCCATCAGGAATTCCCTATTTAACAGATTTACTTGGGACAAATCAGGGTATAAGTTTTGTTTTAACATTACTTAATATCTCGAGATGTTTACCAGGTACCAAATCGCCAGATCTTTCTACAATTACTGATGAATGGAATGGGTTTATAACACATCAAATGAGGGAGTTTATCCCTGAATTTGTTGCATTGTATAACTTCAAACCATTTATATCAACATTCACGTTAAGTGATCTTTACAATTCTAATAAATCAGGACCTATAGGTCATGCAACTCAAACCTCAGTTCTACAAGCAGATTATGCTCTTAGAAATCTAGGCGATGATTTGACGACTTTGACTGGTGGAAAACCTAATGATTTAGTTATTAATGGAAGAATTATCCATCAAATACCAAATATTATGAAACCACTAATCAAATGGGCACCTCTTGCTCTTAGATACAGAAATACTCTTAGCCAAATCTTCAAATCGGGAAATTCACATTTAGCAGCTTCCTTAAGGAAACTGTCTATTGTTAATGACCCGGAAGGTAAAGCAAGAATAATATGTATCTTTGACTATTGGTCACAAGTAAGCTTGAAAGGAGTTCATGACTGGGCACTTTCTCAATTGAGAATGATACCACAGGATAGAACTTTCGATCAAGACCCATTTATGATCAACAAAGAGGGACCTTACTATAGTATTGATTTAACCGCTGCAACTGATAGATTTCCAATAGAACTACAAGTAGCTCTGTTTGGTCAACTATCTAGCACATCAGTGGCTCAGGCATGGAAAGAAGTTCTTGTTGGACAGGAAGTTTACGTTCCTTGGGAGAAAAGTTCTGTATATTACAAAACTGGTCAACCAATGGGAGCATATTCCTCTTGGGCAATATTTGCTTTAACACATCATTTCGTTGTACAATATAGCGCTAAGTGTGAGGGTTTAACCCTTCCATTTAACGATTATATGTTACTAGGAGATGATATTGTCATTGCGAATAAAGCTGTTTCCGAAAGATACATTCAAAACATGACTGATTTAGGTGTTGGAATATCTTTGCATAAAACACATGTATCTAACGATACATATGAATTTGCGAAAAGATGGATACATAAGGGTGTAGAAGTTAGTGCATTACCACTTAAAGGACTATTGTCCACTAAAGGGAAATACTACCAACTAATACCTCTTATATATCATATCATTTCAGGTATGCCAGCTAAAGTTTACTCTAGCGTGCCTGGTCTTGTTTATGACTTTTATGTGAGAACAGGGCTTAATATTAGACATGCCAGATCTATGTATAATCGTACAGCCGAATTTTCGGCTGTATGGAAATACATACGATATGGTTCCGAAGATCAAATCTTAGAATTAATTCAAAGAAATGATAAGGAATCACATCCATTCCCACG